AACGGCGCAAGATGTCTATTTGATCTGCGGCGGCTCGTAGTGTCTTGAAAGGCACTAGGCGGTTTTCGCTTACATTGATGTTCTGCGCAACTAAATATTCGTAACGGCGTGGTGCTGGTCTGCCAGTTTCAGGATTTAATGGATTAAGCGCGCCCGGAATTAAAGGTAAGCCCGGTGCAAAAGGAACAGAGGCAAGTAAAGGGTTGCGTGGTAGAGGTGTGCTTGTGCCGTAACCGTATTGAGTTTGAGNAATGCCCCCTGCTTGGCGCATTTGTTGTTCAGTCATAATGCCTGTGCCACTAGGGAGATTTGGCGCTTTTTCAATTTGGTTTGCAACGGCCTTAGCCAATCTATCAAGCAAGCCCATTTGTTCTCCTTATTGGTAAAGTATCCGTATGAATTTAGTTGAGAAGGCAGTTAGTCAAGGTGGCAAGTTAGCCCCTCTTGTAATACCTGAAACAGTTGGCGCAATGAATCCATCTGTTTTTATAGATGATGATGGCGATATTCTCGTCAATCTTAGAAGTGTAAATTACACCCTTTTGCACTCAGAGAACAATCAACAATTTCCTTCTCGATGGGGGCCGTTAGCGTATCTGCACCCTGAGAAAGATCAGCGTTTAGTAACAGAGAATTATCTTTGCCGACTAAATGAAAACTTAGAAATTATTAACTCCACCAAGGTAGAGATGTTAAATCTGCACGAACCTATTTGGGAGTTCGTAGGGCTAGAGGATGCTCGCGTTATCCGTTGGGATGGCGATTTATACCTAGTAGGTGTTCGCAGGGATACAACCGCCATAGGCGAAGGTCGTATGGAATACACCAAAGTTGAGTTAAATAAAAGCAACTGGTCTGCCAAGGAAATCTCACGCGCTCGCATTGGAACGCCGTTTAACAAAGAATCATATTGCGAAAAGAACTGGTATCCCATATTAGATCAGCCTTATCACTTTATTAAATGGACTTTACCAACCGAATTAGTCAAAGCCGATCCCGTTACGGGCGAGTGTGAGCAGGTCTTTGTAAAAGATTCTATAACACCGTCAGCCGATCAGCGCGGTAGTTCGCATCTAATCAAATGGGGCAGTATGTATATCTGCATTTCCCACGAAGTAAATCTATTTAAAAATTACCTAGATCAAAAGGATGGCATTTACCGCCACCGTTTAGTGCTATGGGATCAAGAGTTAAATGTTATTGGGCTATCGCAAGCCTTTTCGTTTTTAGATGCGCGTATTGAATTCTGCGTTGGTGCGGCTAAACTAGGCGATGATTTACTGCTTAGTTTTGGCTTTCAAGATAACGCGGCGTTTGTTTTGCGCGTACCTAAACTTGTTGTAGAGGATATGATCTTGGAGGCATTAGCGTATGAACATTGAAAGCCTGATAATTGAACTGTCTAACGATCCGTTTAATCCTAAATTAAACTTTGATGTTGCAGTTGAATATGAGCGACTAAATCAAACTGCCTCAGCCGTATCGTTTTATTTGCGTTGCGCTGAATATGGTAAAGATACTGCAAGCGTTTATGTTTATACATCGCTATTAAAACTTGCTAAGTGTTTTGATGACCAAAACGATAGACAGGCTACCGTTACAAATTGTCTATTACAGGCTATTGCCTATCAACCAAATCGCCCCGAAGGTTATTTCTTAATGGCGAGATTTTACGAGCGATCAGGTAATTGGCAAGAGTGCTATACCTACGCGTGTATCGGGCTTATGCAATATAAGTTACCTGCGCTACCTGCGGATGTTGAATACAAAGGTGAATACTGTTTGCGCTTTGAGAAAGCCGTTAGTGCCTATTGGATCGGGCGTAAAGATGAAAGCCTAAAGTTGTTTAGAGAATTATCTTACGAAAGTATAGCACCTGAGTATGAAATGTCTGTCAAATCGAACCTTGAAAGGTTAGGCAATGCTTTTATTTGATATCGGTGCAAATCGTGGTGATGCCGTTGTTGCCGGACTCAATAAAGGATTCACAAAAATAGTTGCTTTAGAACCTGCGCCAATAATCTATGCCGAACTTGTTAAGAACTTCATTTATGACTCAAGAGTTAAACCCTTGAAGTTGGCCGCATCTGATAAAGATGGCGAGCGCATAGAGTTTTATGAGGCTAAAGAGGATGGCCTATCTACAATGAATAAAGATTGGCTAACTGGTACGGATATGCCTTACAAAGGCAAGCCATATAGAACTATTAAAGCCACAACAATTACGATTGATACTTTAGTCAAACTTTATGGCAAACCCGATCTAATCAAGATTGATGTAGAGGGTGCTGAGTGGACTGTATTTAAAGGTATGACTAAACCTCACCCAATAGCGTTTGAGTGGACTTGGGCAACGATTGACGAACATATAGGGCAGTTAAAATATCTACAATCAATTGGCTTTACGGCTTTTGCCCCACAATTTATCGAGCATCACTTACAAGAAACTAATACTTGGTTGTCTATTAGTGATCCGTTAGCCCTGCCTCAATGGATCGAGAATATGTCTTACTGGTGGAGTTCTGAGGGTTGGAAGCAATCGGGATTACGCCCAACCCCTGATGTAGGGATGTGTTGGGTTAGATAACCTGCCAGTTTAGATCGGCTTCATCCCATTGATACGCCTTGCCATCATTAGGCATTGGGGTTGGAGCATCCCAAACATAGGTATTTTTGTTTAATACCCAAGACGGGAAAGGTTGTGGGGCGGCAAATCCTGTACCATCCCAAGTAAATCCAATTCCTGCATAGTTTTTATGAAGCGGAGTACCGCCTAAAGTATGTTCTCCTGCGTGGGTATTGTATGAAGTCTGTACCCAAGTGCCACCAAGATTGGTTTCGCACCACTGTTGCGTATCAGCAACAATAACCCGAGTTACGGTTCCATTTTCTATTTGTGCAAAATGAGCCATTATTATTTTTCCTTTTCTTCGCCGTAAAGAATTGCTGTATTTAGTAATTTAACATCACGCTTAGTNACGATACCGCCTTTTTCATCTAGTTGAGATGTGGCAGTTGCCTCGTCATCAGCAATAATATGAACCAACATAATTACTTCATAACTGAAGCACTTGGTTGATTTAATTTCTTTAATTGAGGTTACATTGTTTTTAGTCATTGAATCTACTGGGCTAAGTAACGAACTATAACTATACCTGAACCGCCTGCGGAACTTCCACCATAACCGTGAGAACCACCAATTGAACCACCACCACCACCTGTATTAACAGCACCAGCAGTTGCAGTTGAGCGATTAGTTTGTCCAGTTCCGTTGCCACCACCACCTGAACCACCTGAAGCACCAGCACCATTATAACTAGAACCACCACCGCCGCCTGCATAAGTTACTGAAGAACCAGTAATAGAAACTGCTACTCCGTTGCCTCCATTACCTGCGTATGTTAGGTTAAGGCCATCTGCCCCTACTGCTCCTGCTCCACCGCCACCACCGCCATCTGAACCTGTGTAATTAGTACCACCACCGCGATAGCCTTGATTTGTAGTTCCTGCACCATATAAGCCTTGACTATTTTCACCAGCACCGCCACCTGAGCCACCAGTACCAGCCTGTATGTTGTATTGCGCTCCACCACCTCCGCCAATTGAGGTTATTGTAGAAAATACTGAGTTTGACCCAGGATACAAAGTAGCACTTTGTACTGATGCACCGCCAGCACCTATAGTAACTGTGTACGCAGTTCCCGATGTAAGAGATAGGGCAGTTTCTAAACTTCCACCACCACCTGTTGCGGTTACAGTTGAACGAAGTCCACCAGCACCTCCACCACCTGTACCACCGTTACCAGTTGAATAATTACCTGCTCCACCACCTGCAACAACTAAATAATCACAAGATAAAGATTTGCTTGGGGTAAAAGTTCCCGAAGAAGTAAATGTGTGAATCCAATATCCACTTGCAAAAGTAATTGTTCCACCAGTTGCGTATGGGCCTAGATGGCCTGATATTTGGGAGGCAATAACTCCAATAATAGGCATTTAAGATAAATCTCCAAACGCGTACCAAGTGTTTGCGGCAGATTTCCACAAAGTTATTGCGGCGTATTGAATTCTACATTTAGGGGCATTAGCAGTTGCGCCAGTTGAATAAAGTGATGTTGTGCCTGTTGTTGTCGGAGTAATTGTTAATTGCCCTGCACCTGTTTGAAGGATTGTAATTTGTGTGCCAATTGCAAAATTTGTTGTGGCATCAGTAGGGATGTTAATAGTTCCAGCAGTTGCACCATTAGAAGCAAGAAGTAATTGTCCTGCATCTCCCGTTATTAGTGTATAAGCGTTAGTAGTAAATGAAGGAGTTGATTGACCTTGAGTAATAATTGGGGTAGTTAAAGTCTTGTTAGTAAGGGTATCGGTTGAAGTCGCGGTGATTCCGTTGGCGTAAGCAAGAGAAGTCCACGCAGTAGAGCCGTTGCCAATCTTAAACTTAGAGGTATCAGTTTCTAGCCCGATTTCACCTGCGGCTAGGGTTGGATTATTAGAAGTCCAGTTAGCGGCGGTATCTCGGCGTTGTTGTAGGCGTGAGGTCATTTGTTTTCTCCTATGTTAGAAACTGACGGTTGATGATCCGGCATCAATCGTGTAAGTCCAAGTTGTAGTTGTAGAGCCTGA